ATAGTGTGGACGAAAGTAGAACCAGATGCGTGTGCTACCGCACTCGTATTATCATAACCCCTGGTCACGACAGTGATGATTCCACCAGCCAGAGCAGAGCAGAGCATTTTCTCTTCCGAGGAAGTCCCCCCATCAGAGGTCGCAATAAAATTGCCTACCGCACCAGTCGGCCAACCCGTTGAATCATCTATCGAAAACGAAGTGGAACCGGAAGTGATACCAGCCGTGATCGTAGTAGCCTTCGCCGCACCCTTATATTCACGGATACCCGTCGCATCACCCATATCGACTCCCTAACTTGTAACCTGGTTGAGGACTGCAAAGAAAATGCCTTCCATATCCCCACTCGGAGCAACCCCTTTAGGGAGCCACTGATAGTCGAACATTATCACCTGGAAAGTCTCATTCCCCTCCTGGAAGGTGACAACACTCTGAGATGATAGTAGGGAACGCAAATGCCGCAATTCTGCCGCCGTATTGCAAGGCATCTGCCTACCCTTAATATTGATGCTCGGAAATAATGCGATAGGGACATAGAACTGGCTAGACCGTGTAGGGGTCGGATAAGACCTGAGAGTCCAACGAGTCAACCTGGGGGAAACATTGGCTGTCGGAGTCAACGTCAACTGGATTTGGAACTGTAAACCGGCTTTCTGATTCGTTTGAAACGAATACCCTGGAGATGTTGAACCAGCAGTTCCTGACGTGCCGACAATCCCCATCGCCCCGTTATCCCAAGCGAAAGAAGCTGAAATCGTCCCATTCAACGGATAATGTGCGAGGTCAAGAAATAAGGCGAGTTTCGTATCCGAGATCCCGTAACCAATCCAACCCGAAGTCATCACCCCCGATGAGACAGGGACCCCTAACGTCTCCGCATAAAGCCCGATCCCGTCTACCGTGAAAATCCGGTAACCGGCGAAAGTCTTGACCGATCCGACTTTGCCTTGCGTGGTCGCCATCAAATCCGTCGCATACGCGGGAGTCAACGTTGAAGTGAACGTTGATAAATCCATTCGGCCAAGACCTGTGGAAACCGTGTCATAATTCGTCATCCCATACCAGACGAACCTGTCTTGGGCTTCCATACAATAAACAGGAGACGTAGTAGGAATCAAAGACCCAATGTTCAAAGAACCATCAGTGGCGACAGAACAGAATCTTGCCCCCAGGTCGGAACCGATAATCACATACCCGAGATAGGAATGAATACTGCGAATAATTTCTCCATCAGGTAATTCGCCTGCCACAATCGGGGCACCCAAAGCAGTCCCATCGGAGACTATGGCCGTCCGATATATGAGTGACTTGTCACCTGAGTACCCGGCTGCATAAATTTGTGACTGACCGCCAGTAAACCCAACCCAAATCCAGCCAGCCGGTTTAGTCAACAACGCAGTAGGTAATGCGCCACCACCCCCAGCAGTCAGATTATAGATAGACGTCCCAGCAGCGACCATGAGACGGCCTTTAGTGAAACGGGTCAAATAAATGTTCCCCAAAATATATGACGTAGCCACTGTCCCGGAGATTGAGTAGATAGCGGTAGCAGTGGAAACATACGGGGTTGTCCCATCCGAACACACAGATAAAGGTGTCCCCGTAATCCCCGTCACTGGAGTCCAAGAAACCATAGCGTCTGTGGAAACATTTAAGACCGTACCGTCGATCATATAAATAGCAGTACCGTTGACAACAATCTGCAAACCAGTATTAGCACTCGCTTTCTTTAAGGCTGTACCGTTCAGTAAAGATAGTTGATATGGTGTCCAACAGTTGATTCCTTTAGACGTATAAAACCTGGATTCAATCGAATTAAACCGGGCGTCCGAAGAATTTTTACGATCCTGCTGTAACTGTCCGGAGCCGTTCACAAAATTCTCTTGCGAACGTCGCCAAAAGTTTTCAGGAGAAATAGATTGCTCCCCAGGACTATTAGAAGCATCAGCCTGCGCCCTAAGTAGTGGGAGGGCGTTAGATTTATATTTCGCCCCCCAAACTTCGATCGCATCTTTATCCCAAATAACTTGATACGGATGCCCATCCAACGCGATCGGATACAAACTAGGGACTTGAGACGATGCCCCGCCACCAGAATAGTATGTGGTATTGAAAGTGGAATCGAATTTTAATGCGGTAGCCATCAGTTAATCCCTATACGGCGGATACATGTTGAGAAGTCTTGAAGCCTCCGCCTCGATACGAGCTAGACGTAATTGTTTCAACCCGTTAGGGGAGGCGGCGACTGCGCCTGCTGGGACTTCCACTGCCCTTCGTACATCACCTTGAGATCCTGTGAAGTTACGTTTAATTTCCCGCCCAGCCATGAGAGCAATAGCAGCACCCAATGGAGGCAGATCGTAAGCGGTAGTAGGAACTAATGATGTTGTAAGAGCCGCACTCGGATCAGTCGGTAGTACGAAAGCAGATTTCCAGAACACTCGCACTTTATAACTCGGTACTAGACCTGCAAGGTTTTTAAGTTCGATACCCATACCGGAAGGAATATCAGCGGTGACAGCATTAAAATGTCTCTCCCAAGCCATTTCAGAAATGCGCCCGAAATCCTTGAAATTGCCGGGAGTCAAATGTCGTATCTCGTAAACGTCAAGCAGATTACTTGCCGCAGATGTTCCAAGATCATATTGAAGGGTTGGTGGAGTATAAGTGAAATCCGTATATGTCATCCCGAACAATCCGTTGAGGGGAGAGGACAAGTCTGGGAGATCATTGGCGAGTGCCCCCCAAATATCCCAGTCAGTGAAATTAGCGTTAACCCGGACGAGAGTATTCGCCGCAAGATTAATATCAGTGGAACCGTTCTGGCCTCCTGAGACTGTGGCCGCCAGCCCTGAAACTGACCAGACGTAGAAAATGTTGAGTCCAATAGAAAGATATGATCCTGATGCGATATTGCCCATCGGATAAGTGAAAGTAAGAGTGTTGCCCCCAGCAGTGTAAGGATTAGCGAGTTTATTTAATTCCTCCCCATAGCCGCCGAGAAGATTCGCCCGACACTGGTTAATCCAATCCTGGCCGAGAGTGAGTGCCATTATGACACCTGTTTCATTGGAATCTTATTACGAGGAGTTTTCAACAATGACGCCCCAGGGTTCTGTTCCTCAAACTGGGTCACCAGGGATTCAATAACTTCTGTCCTAGCTGGGATGATTCTTCCAGTCTCAACCTCAAGTTGAGTCCTGGCCTCCATCATAATTTTGTGTGCGCCCATAACTTTCGCAGGCTTAAACCCTTGATCCCGTAACGCTTTATAGGCGGGACGATCTTTCTCCAATTTTGCTTCAAATTCCCGAGAGAATTTAGCGTCCTTCCTAGAGCCTCTACGAGTGTCCCCTGTACCTGCACCGAGCATGACGGGGACAATGATCTTCCTCACGGTGCCTTGGCAGTCAGGGCAAATCGTTAAAGAGTTGGCTGTGATGGGTTGAAAAATCTCGAAACGCCCCTCACTCTCACACTCATAGAGATATGTAGGCATAAGGCATTTTACCTTTCAGGTGAGGTTAGCGGCGTATCCCGCGCCCAAGAGCATCTGATATTCGCCATCCGTGATTTGGTGAGTTCGACCCCCGCCCCACACCTTCTTATAACCCGGCGTGATCGTGCCATCAGGATTAGTACGAGCATCTTTCAAAGGAGGTTGGACTTCTTGAATCGTATTATCCGTCCACCACCAGACGTTAATCCCAATAGGAGTATGGGATGTCAGGTAGATAGCAGGTTCCCTCTGCCAATCAGGAGTATCACCAGCGATAGGGGGAGTGAACTGCTCTGGTGCGCCCTTGTAATTATACGGCGGAGTGAAGGTATGCCCCATGATTCTCCCTTCCTAGATGATTGGCGGGAGCCGAAACCCCCGCCAACCCACTATCTAGCGTCAGATCCCGATACTGGACCCAGACTCGATTCTTACAACCGCAGCCTGACGGAATACGGAGTAGCCAGCGAACTGCTTCCAGCCCACACCAGTGACGAGACGCAACTTGTCCGTGACAGGTACATCAACAATCTGTGGCTGTTCGCCATAACCGTTACCTGTCGTGAACGCCTTAGCGATTGCCTGTTGCCCCATGATCAGGGTGACATACACGTCAACCGACTTGGAAGTCAAGGTCGCTGTGCCTGCCGTGGTTGTAGCTGTGACACCTGTGATGTCCACCGTAACAGTGTTGGCATCTGGAACTGTGACGACTGTCCACTGCGCGTTCCACCCAACCTGTGAGGTCGAACCAGTACCAGAGGTAGCAGTACCACCAGCGAGGGTGAACGTGTCGCCCACGGCAAGACCATGTGCAGTCATGGTCAGGGTTCCGACGTTGCCTGCTGCGGCCTGAACCGTACAAGAAACGCCAGCAGCAGCATCAGAGAGCAGGAGCGAGGGACGATCTACTTCGAGGAAGTTCACTCCGTTGAAGTTGCCCATGACTGAATCCCAGATACCACTCTGGTTTGTGCCATAGACGCGAGGGTCTAGCCAGCCGGAGCCGCCAGTCGTACCCGTAATGTCATAAACCACATCGGGGTAGATGAGTCCAGCGTAGGCGTTATCCCACTTTTGGACGTGTTGACGCTTGAGGACTGCACGAGCCTTACGGACGTTATTGCCAGCAAAAATGCCAGCCTTAGTCACCGTCGCCCGGGAAGTACCCGAAGAATAAATAACTTGAGTGCCACCGATCATCGCGGCAGCGGCAACGGAGTCCATCGTCGCACCAGCGTTGAAACCGATCTCATTCGCGGCAAGAGGGTTCAGTTCATAGAACGCGGTCTGCTCGTTCTGCGCTGTCAACTGGACAGCGGCACCGTACATGTAAAGATTCACGGTCACTTGGCTATCGCTCATTGAAATAGCGGTGACATCTACGCCCTCTGTGAGCGGAGTGGTCTGTTCAGGTAGATCATTGTTGATCGTGAAGATCACCGACGTACCCTTGACAGGCCCAAGATTATGGGATTTAACCGTTGCAAAACGGTCAAAAACTAGTTCAGGACGTAATGCTAGGTATGCCAACTGCTCATAAGCCGCCTTATTGACGGACAGAGTAGTGGAAGTTGTTACTGCCATCTTAGTTCACCACTTTTCTAAATCGAGGGTTACCAAGCGGTAGGTGCGCCTGGTTGTTCGCTAGAAATGGTGCTTCCGGCTTTCACTGCGATGTCGATGATCTGTTGGGCGCTCAAGCCTTTCTGCCTGATCTGGGTTACAGCATCAGGTGAATTTGAGCCAGTAGCCGAACTTGCAACCCGACCAGTAGTAGCCAGATCATCTAATTCGGCAGCGACTTCTCTTTGCTGCGAGGTTGGGACGAGATCTAACCCGTCTGCGCTCGCTGCTTCGATAATCGCTTCCTTCGTCAATTCACCTTCGTAACCTTTGAAGAACAATTTTCCGACACCCTTCTCGATATCAATGCCAGCCTTGAGGAAAGCGTTTTCGCGCCTTACGAGATTCCCCTCGCCAGAAGCCTTTTGAGCCGCTTCGAGGTCATCTTGCAGTTTGCGGTTCTTCTTCTCCAAGTCACGCTGGTATTCACGTCCAGGGTTTCTTTTCTGTTCTTCTTCGCCCGTACCTTCATCGTTCTCGTCTGTAAAGTCGTCGTCAGCCATTTTTTCCTCAATTCTGTGTCGCGTCGCCTACGAGAGGTCGTGGGACGGCAGGGTTATTTGATTCTGGTGGGGTGGGCTTCTCTCAGCACCTTCGCATCGGGGTAACCATTCCCCAACACAATCGCTTTCTCGATTCGCTACTCCAAGCCATTGACCTCGACAGTCGAGTCTCAGGCGGGGGCTTTACGCATCTCCCCTAAGCAATCTAAAGATTAGACATGTTGAACCGAAATGTCCAGTAACTTGTCATTTAGGGCGTGTCAGAGTGTTGATGCGCTCGTGAGCCCGACCAAACCCTTCGAATCAGCAGCGAACTGCCCCCCATCCTGGAAACCCGCAACCCTCTGCCCACGCACCCGATTCAACATTGTCAAAGCATCCCCACCATTAAAAGCTGCATCCAACATTTGCTGCTGAGTCAACGCCCCAGACGTGTCCCCGGGAAGATTCCGCATAAACTCGCCTTCCTGCCCTATCTGACCGAAAACGTTATGGGCTTGACCAGGGGTAACTCCCTGATTCGCTAACCCTTCCGCCTGTATTTGGCTGAGATCCCCGAACCCTGACTGATGAGAGATCCCCGCCAACTGTCCAGCCTGGGCGCGTCGAGTGATATCTGTTGAAGCAATATCAGGGTTCAACCAGTATGCGGCTAAATCGCCTTGTGAAAGTCCGTAAGTGTTTTTCAACCATGTCGCAGTCTCAGGGGACGCGTTAACAACATCATGGGCTGCCTGTAAATCTGATTGGAGTTCGGTTGAGGATTTGAAACCTGAAATGATCGCACCCAAGTTGGCGGTCGTATCGAACGGTTTCGCTGCATCCCCCAAATATTGGTAAAGCAAACCTCGATCCGTGGTTTCTTTAGCAATATATTCGCCCTCCGTAATCCCATGTCCTGCTGCATTAAGGGCAGCCATGCCAGGGAAACGCTGTTTATATGCTTGAGAAGCCCTAATCCCATTAGTTGGATCATCCATGATCGCGTTAATGTTGAAACCTTTATTCCACATACTTAAAGCATTCCCGGCGAGAGAGCCAAGACCCGCCTGGTTGAGGGTATCGGTGATGATCTGTAATGCCCCTGGGTCGCCTCCACCACCAGGTTTGACTGTTGACTGGCCGAGTGCCCCTTTCATGGTCGAACCATCGGACATGGGGTAATACCAGTAGCCGTCTGCGCCTTGATATGCGGCACCAGAGACAGTAGGGGCACCAGCAGCAGGAGTACCAGCGAGAGCAGTAGCCTGAGCGGTTAGAGCGTCAAGTTGTGGCTGTAACCCGGTGATCGTCGCATCCGTAGCCTGAATACCCGTAGTCGCCGCCGCCGCCGCCGCGTTCTTGTTCGCTACCGTAGGGTTCAACGTCCCAGCAGTAATCGCCGCCTGAGCAGCAACCTGGGCAGGCGTAAGAGTAGAAGGAGCGGAACTTCTCTGCGCTAAAGCTGCCATCACTGCCCCATCCCGAACATGGATTTGATACTCGACGCTAGATCGTAAGCATCATTCTTAGCTTTCATCGTATTGTCATAACCGAACCGTGGATCAGTCTTAACCGTAGCCAATGCTTGATCTAAAGTTTGTGGCACCGAAACCCCGTTAGGGTCTTTCTTAGCGACAACCCCATTCCATTTACTGTCCGTCCAATCAATCGAATCAGGTGCAATCCCAAGAGTGTTAGCAATAGTTGTCGCATAAGGTGTCAGATAGTTTTTAACCGTCCCCCCAGCATCCAATGCCCCACTCATCCAAGGGTAAAGAAGTTTCGCCTGATTTTTCGCATACTCAGTGAACGCTTCCGGGGAGCCTCCTGGCCCGACCGCGCCGTTGACGAAGTTCTCCATCTGCTTCGGACCAGAGGGGATAGGAATCCCATAATCGGCGGCAATCGTCCCAAAATCGGATTGGGTTTTACCAATAGCCCCACCAGCAGGAATCGCATCAGATGAGGTGATGGGGTTGACCATTTTCTGCTTTTGACCAAGTAATGCTGTGGTTAGAAGATTAGTTGAACCACCCCAACCGTTCGTATACGCGCTCTCAGCAATCGTTTGTAAAGAGGCAGGATCTAAACCTGTCCCAAGTTGCCGGTCTAATGGGATGATCTGATCGTTGAGAATCTGTTGAACATTCGCATTATAAGTGCCGACATCGGAAAGTTTTTGTCCAAACGCTTGTCGTACAGTTGCCCCATGAGTCCCATACCAAGACTGATCGGGAGCAACTTTAGTAACTTTGCCGTTCAATACTGCATGGGTGCGAATAAAATCTTGATACGCCTGACCTTGGAGAGCAGTCTGGCCTTTACCTGCCGTCAACGCGGCTTTAAGAATCGGTCCGATCTGCGGATCATTATACCAAGCAGCCTCAGTACCGTAAGTGGAGTTGAGGAACGCTTGAGTTGCCGCATCAAAGGCAACGTTGGGAAGGATTTGAGCGGTCGTCTTACTAATTTTAGCCGGAGCCCCAGTTTTCGGTTTAGGAATCGTGCCAGTCCTCGATGCCATTATGATCCCTTCAACATTCCAAGAAACTGACCAAGACCGTCAGCAGCCGCCTGTGCGGAGGCGTTAGTGGAATTAGTTCTTGCCGCAAAATTAGCGGCAGCCACCGTAGGAGTCGGGGGTGCCATGATCCCAGTCGTATCCGTAGACGCACTCGCCGGAGGTTTGATAGGAGCCTGCCCGGACTGGGCGAAGTTGATTGGTTGTGCAGGCGGATTGAAAACATTCTGTTTCCTGGCATCATTTTTGGCTTGCCCAAAATTGTTTTGAGCATCCTGGAAGGCTTTAGCGAAAGTCGCTGCCTCCTGCGGACTAGCGGACCTACCGAGGGTTGTAGCGAACGCACTCTGTGCGGCAGCCGTCAAATCTGAGGTCGCAGAAACCGGCACGATCGGGGCTGGGGCGGGTTTCGCGGTGAAAGATGTTTTCCCCACAGTCCCCACATCATTGGCTTTCTGTTCTATCCAAGATAGTGCAGTCAAAGGGGCAGTCTTACTAATCGCATTCGTATTATGTAACCCTGTCAGAAATGCTCGCAATCCCGAAGTATCCTTTTCAAGCCAACCTTTAGTAGCCAACTCCTTTTTCGTATAATTTTGAGCCTGAGCGATCAAAATAGGACGGATCCGACCCCATAACTTGCCGCCGGAACTTCCATGAAGCGCATCAGATTCAATGGCTTGAAAAAGTTGCGCGTAGGTTTGCATACCTGTCATGCCAGGAATGTTGAGTCCAGTCGTATCAACGCTCGCCTGTTGGGTTGCAGCCCAAGTTGTCGGGTCTTTAGTGGTTTTAGA